ACTGCTGGAACTGCCCATACAGTTACCATATCCGGTATGGGTGAAATGGAGTTCACCATTGGTGTGAAGACTCCTGGGACTCATGAAGAGTCCTTCAAAATCGACTATGTAAAAATAGTCCAGATAAGATAAGAGGAGGTATAAGAATATGACAGCAACAAAAGTAGGTGCTTATTGGAACAATGGCAGTCTTGTTATAACCGACAAGAATGCTAATGAGATCTGTACTATTGATGGAAACAACAGGGTGGTGAACTTTCCTAGTGGGGCTAACCTGTCTGTCAATAGTGTAGTTGTGAATGAAAATACTTTGGTGATGAATCAGAGATGCTTGGATATGGATATAGCAGATGTTTCTGCTGACGCGAATTACTGCCAAGTAAGTCCATATGCTGGAAACATTTCAAAGGTTTATGTGGTAGTTGATGGTGCTGTAAGTTCTGCTAACTTGGTAGTTACTCCATATATAGGCGCGGTTGCAGTAACAAATGGGGTGGTAACAGTTGGTTATAATGGATCTGCTGAGGGATCAAATGCTTCCGCAACACCAACATCAAACAGAACTGTAGCAGTTGGAAGTATTGTTACTTACAATGTAGCTGGTGCAGGTAGTGGTGGCTCTCCTAGAGGTCATATCGTTACGTTAATTAGTGCAACGTAAGAAAGGAGGAAACTATGACTGCAATTAAAGTAAATTCCGGCTGGGTGGATGGCAGTTTAGTCTTTAGTGATAAAAATGCCAATAACCTTTGCATCCTTGATGGAAACAACAGGACATTGGATATCCCTAGTGGATCAGTTCTTGTAGTTAATTCAAACAATGTAACAAGTACTACTTTGAAGCAGACTAGTTGGGCAATATGTGTGGATGTAGCGGATGTTTCAGCTGAAGCAAATTATTTTGTTATTTCTCCTTATGCTGGAAACATTAGTAACATTCATGCTGTTGTCGATGGGGCTATCGGTACTGCTGATCTGGTAATTACTCCATCTATCAATGGTAATGCAGTAACAAATGGAGCAATAACTGTTGCTTATAGTGGTTCTGGTCAGGGGTCTAACAACTCTTCGGCTCCTAGTGCTGCAAGAACATTAGTGGTTGGTGATCTGATTAAATTAAATTTCACTGGAGCCGGTGTTGGCGGCACTCCAAGGGGTCATGTTGTAATGAGAATTACAGCTTAAATTTTTAGTAGTGCAGGATCTTATGGTCCTGCACTAAGGAGAATAGAAATGGCAATTTCAAGAACAATGGCTGGAACATTGCAAGGTTTCATAGTCAATGCTACCTCAGCAAATGCTATGGACTGCGAAGATGTACTTCCAGCGAATACTGTTTATGCATTTGAGGTAAAGCATATAACAATAAATGTTATGGCAGCAATGACTGTGACAATAGGACAAAATGAAACTGCTAATGCAGTTACTACAGCTTTGATTGGTCCAGTAAGCATGGGTGCAAATACAACTTTACAATGGGATTTTAATCCATCAATGACAGTAGATAGAAACAGTTCTCTCACAGTTGATACTTCTGCTAGTGGCAATATTTTAGTTTTTGCTCAAGGTAAATATGTATCATAAAAGGGGGCCAAAATGGCGTTAGTTGATGAAACAGAATATCTAGAGTTTCTGCAGCAGGATGAAGATCAACTATATATCATTCAACCAATTATTGCTCATGTTGAAAAATGGATATCCACTTTTTGTAATAGGATCTTTGAATCTACCTCTTACAAGGAAAGATATGATGGATTTAGTGATTCTTGTTTATTGGTAGATCAGTATCCTATAACAGCAGTTACTTTACTTTCTAGTAATACATTAGATGCTATAAGTGTTAAAAATACTATACAATATACAAGAGCGTCAATAAGTGTGAGCTCCAGTGGTATTACTTTAAGTAAAGATGGTGTCAATACACTATTGCTTTTTGCAACATACACTACTTTTGCATTGATTGTAGCAGCAATAAATGCTCAATCTGGATGGCATGCTTCTCTTATGGGCTCCAATTATTCAGATTTTCAATCAAATTATTTGTTAGAAAAATTTGGTTTAAATTGTATTGACAATAATGAAGTATATTTACAAATGCCTGATGATGGAGAAGATGATTTTGAAGTATATCCAGAAGAAGGCAAAATATATAATTCATCTGGTTTCCCTTTGGGTAAAAGAAATATTTATATAGAATATACTGCTGGATATGTGAGCATGCCAGAAGATTTAAAACTAGCAGCTAAAATATTAGCAAAAGTAATTTATGAAAAACAAGATCAATCAGCTTTTGGATTAAATTCTTATTCTCTTGGTGGGATTTCTATGTCATTAATGAATGATATGCCATCAGAGGTAATATCCATTCTTTCAAAATATAAGAGGTGGAAACTTTAAATGCTTGGACCAAAAATTACATTAACAGTTCAAAACAGTAATGATACTAATGATGGAATGGGTGGCAAAACAAGATCATGGGCAAATAATTCTACAACGCCTGTTGTTCTCGGAACATTAAGGGGTTTGACTGCTAGAGAAAGAGAAATGCAGAGCAAGCTTGGGGTGAAAGCAGACCTTAAATTTCTTTGTGATTATCATAAAGCTGCTAATGTATCAATACAAGATAGATTTAGATTAGGGTCCAGAATATTTGCAATTGTTGATAAAGATGATCCTTTTGAAACAAACCTACATTTGGAATTTACTTTGCAGGAGAATACATAATGGCTAGGGTAGAATGGTATGAGAAGATGATGAGGAAGTACCTCTTGAATCCTGCTGAAAAAAAGGTTGTTGCTAAAGGTTTCAAATTTGCCAATGAAGTTAAAAGAAGCATGAGAATAGGTGAAGGTAGAATCTATGTTCGTGAAGGTAAAACAAGAAAAGGTGAAAGCCAAAGCACCTATTCTACCATTCGTATTGCAAGTGCTCCGGGTCAACCACCAGCTGTTGATTCTGGAAGACTGAGAGCTTCAATGTCTGTTAACTGGACTAAAAGTGGAATGAGTAAAGGTAAAGTTGATAGTAAAGCATTAGAAGAGGATGGTGTTGGAAATCCTGGTGGCACTTTTCTTAGTCTTATTGGTGGTAAATTTACAGTAGTTGTTGGTACAAATGTGAACTATGCACCATATTTAGAATTTGGAACTTCTAGAATTGCTGCAAGACCATTTATGCGTCCAGTTTTTGATTCATTTAAATGAGGATAAAATGAAAGTTACTTCTGAAGCTATATATTCTAAATTTACTGAATTGATCGGTGGTGTTCACAATGCTGCATATATTGCAGTTGGTGGAAGGTTTTTTAAAGGATTTGCTATTCAGGGAACAGCATTCCCTTATGTTACTTATAACATGGTTTCAGGAACTCAAGATTATACCTTTACCACTTACTTTGAAACGGAGAGGATACAGTTTGATATTTATTCTAACAGTGAATCCTCAACAGAAGCTGAAAATATTTTTACCTATATGAGAGTTTTGTTTGATTTTTGCAAACTATCAGTTGCAGGTTATGACCACTTGTGGATGAAAAGGGATCTATCCAGACTGTTAAGAGAGGAGGATGAAAATTTTCATGTTTGGCATTATGTTGTAGATTATATGGTTTATACAGAAAGTAATACCGTAAGAATTTAATAGGGAAGGAAATAATTATGCATTCAGCATCATACAATTTAATGAAGCTTTTATTTTTCAAATACACAGACAAGTCTATAAGACAAATGGTCTGCGACGTCGGGAGTCTTAGTGAGAATGGTTCTTATAAAAATATTTTTGACGGCCATGAGTATATAGGACTTGACATTATCCAAGGCGAGAATGTTGACATTGTTGCTAGAGACCCTTATTCATATCCATTTCCAGATAACTATTTTGATCTGGTAGTGTCTGGTCAGACGATAGAGCACATTAAGGATCTTCATAAATGGATAAAAGAACTTTCTAGAATTTTAAAGGTGGGGAAGCCAATGATAATAATTGGTCCAATGATTTTTAAATTTCATAGGTTCCCAGTCGATTGTTGGCGGGTCTTTCCTGATGGAATGAGGTTTTTATTAGAAGAAGTTGCCAGGCTAAAGGTGGCGGAAGTGGATTATACTGATGACTTTTTGGATTGCTTCGGTGTAGGGATTAAAGAGGCTAATTTGAAGGGGGAGAAAAATGGGAGATAAGAAAGATCGAGTACTGAGTATTATTATGCCAGTGTACAATCAGTGGGAGTATACGGAACTAGCGATAAAGTCAATAGTTAAAAATACTCAGATCGCATTTGAGTTGATTGTTATAGACAATGGCTCTTCAGACGATACTGGAGAAAATCTTAAGAAGATTACTATCGAGTCTAAAAATTGGGAGGTTGGTGTTTTTAGACCGATATACAAAAAAGAAAATACTGGATTTCCTAAAGCAGTAAATGATGGATTAAGAAGAGCAAAAGGTAAGTACCTTTGTATTATTAATAATGATGTGGTCGTATCGAAGTATTGTTTTGAACGAATGGTAGACCATCTTAATAATGGGTTAGACCTTGTTGGCGTCTGTACTAATTCAGTAGCTGGACCACAACAAAAGCTAGTCAAAGTTTATGATGGAATTGAGGGCTTTGAAAAAAGAGCAGAAGAATTCTATTTGGAAAACAAAGGTCAATTCAGTCTGTATCACATAATAATTTTCTTCTGTGTTATGATAAAGAAGGAAGTTTTCGATAAGATAGGAATTCTCGACGAGGTTTACACGCCAGGAAATTACGAAGATGATGACTTTTGTTTAAGAGCAATAGAGTCTGGTTTTAAGTGTGGTGTGGCGAAGGATATATTTGTTCACCATTTTAGATCAGTGACTATGCAAGAAAAAGAATTTGAATATGAAAAGCTTTTAAAGAGAAACAGAAAGATATTTGTTGGAAAGTGGGGTCCCAAGATAAAGGATCTTGCGGAAAAGAATGGAGGCAATTATAGTGTCAACTACTAACAAAAACATCGCAATGGTCTCCTGCAGGTTAGGTGGTATTGATGGGGAAAATGGCCTTACTATGCATAGAACCCAGACTGTTCCAGTGGATGCTTTTGTTTTCGATGATGCTAACTTTCCTAAGAAGCACGATGTTTCCTCAAGGCTACAAGCGAAGATTCCAAAGATGCTTGGATGGAAATTGCGACCAGGATATAAATATTATATCTGGTTAGATTCGACCATAATTTTTAAGGACGAAAATACAGTAAACTGGTTAGTAGAGTCCCTAGGCGATAATGATATAGGACTATTCCAACATAAGACTTTCTTCAAATCTAATGTCCAGGAAGAAGTTGATTACTGTATAAGGCAGATAGCAAAAGGTAATGAGTATTTGTCTTCTAGATATAATATTAATGAACTTAAAGAACAGTGTCTGGACTATCTAAGCGATGATAGTTTTAAAGATGGAATTCTATACTGTGGAGGAATTTTTATCTATCGAAATACGGAAAAAGTTAGAGGGGCGTTAACTGAGTGGTTCTTGCACAACGTTGTTTATACTGTCCAGGATCAAGTTAGCTTGCCTTATATAGTACATAGGAGGGGGCTTTCAGTAAGTTTATTAAATGGCACCCTCGAGAGTAACCCGTATATTGATCACGTATTTACTCATTAAGGAGGTTTTACATGGGAAATTTAGGCAAGTGGAATGATTGGTATAAAAATATAAGTAAGGACAGAGTCATCCATCTATATGGAATTTCTGATTCTTACCAACTAGGTGCGAATTTCTTGGATGATTGCGAAGTAGTAGAAGATTGGGGTGTGGGCGAGGGTGGGTTTAAACGGATAAGGGAAGACGCGATTGGTATTGATGGAAGTAACACACCCTACGCGGATAAAATAGTTGATCTTACTGAGTACATATCAAAGTGTGATGGCATATTTATTCGACACGTACTCGAACATAACTTCGATTGGAAAAAGATTTTAGAAAACGCTCTTGCTAGTGCAGACAAAGTGTTCTTAGTTCTATTTACTTCCTTGGCAGAAGAAGAGACGGTCGAACTGATTAGTGAGTCAGAAGCAAATAGAAAATATGGAGTAGACGTCCCGTCTCTATCTCTAGGTCGCGAAGAAATTTATGAAATTCTTGATGGGTATGACTTTATAGAAGAAGAAATTACTTCAGAAACCTTCTTTGGTAAAGAAACCATATTTAGAATAACTAAAAGAATTCAGGTAGCTAAACCAGCTCCAGCGAGTAAAAAGAAAGTATCAGAGAAAGCTAATGAAGATTAATCTCGGCTCTGGTATGAGACCCATTCCAGGGTATCTTAATATAGATAATAGAAAGGAGGTACCAGCGGACCTATTGATGGACATTACAGAACCATGGGAATTTGAAGACTGTTCTGTTGATGAGGTAAGGGCTTTTGATATTCTAGAACATATACCGATTGGTAAAACGATATTTGTTATGGAAGAGATTTATAGGATTTTAAAGCCAGAAGGGATCTTAGAAGTTTTTATTCCAGATTGCGAATATGGACAGGGGGCTTTTATGGATCCAACACATCAAAGTTTTTGGTGTGAGAATTCTTGGCTTTACTATACGAATGATGGTTACCGAAATCTTTATGGGATTAAGGCAAAGTTTAAGATTAAAACGTTTGAGAGAGTTGAAACAAGTAAGGAACTTAGAATATATCATATATATGCGAAGCTTGGAATAGTGAAGGACAAGGAGATATAATGGCAACTAGAGTGACAAACTTCAAATTAGGAATTGGAATTCCAAATACGTGGGGCTATGTACCAAACGTATTTTTTGATTCATTTATTACTATGTATAGACCAGACTTTACATACATTCCGGCCAAGAATGGACCATTAGATGGTCTTAGGAACTATATTGTTAGTCAGGCTATGGTTACTGGGTGTTCACATTTATTGATGATGGATACTGATCAGAAGTACCCAATTGATACTATACCAAAATTACTTGGTCGTAATGTGGATGTAGTACATGCGAAGGTTCATAGACGCTATCCGCCATTTGATCCTATTATGTATAAAGGGGAATTATATAAGTATCAGTATATTACTGAGGAAGAGTACAAGGATGGAGATTTAGTCGAAGTAGATGCTAGTGGAACCGGATGTGTTCTTTATAACATGAAAGTATTCTACGATCTAGAACCACCGTGGTTTGAGTTTAAGAAAAACCCAGATCCGAGTAGCGATAGTTTAGGTGCAGTAGGTGAAGATATCTGGTTTTGTCATAAGTTGAAGGAAAAAGGATATAAGATATATGTAGATACGAGCGTTAAGGTTGGTCATCTCATATTGTTTGAAGTCGAAGACAATTTTGAGATTTTATATAAAAATATCATGAAAAATAATAATAAGGAGGTAACGTCATGACAGTAAAAGTTGGTAACATTGCGTCAGTCAAGTTGGGAACTTACTTGATAGCAGAGATGGGGACTTTTTCTATTTCGGGGTTTTCCAGAGAGGCTTTAGATATTTCGGCCTTTGGTGACACCACGAAAAAGTTCACCTTTGGTTCCGCTGATGGTGGAGAGATTTCCTTCAGTGGTAACTATGACCCCACGGACACGTCCGGTCAGTTGTTGATAGACTCTGCTTGCGTAAATGCCAGCGTGTTTACTGGTCAAAATCTGAAGTTCTATATAGATAGTACTTCTTATTTTACCGTAGACACTGGTGGCAACATCTTGATCACTAAGTGCCGTGGTGTAACATTTGACAAGTCTGGTGTTGGAACGATTGAATTCACCGGAAAAGTCAGTGCCAAGCCTATGGTTCTTTGCTAACGAGATGGTAAACATTTAAAGGAAGAAGGAGAAGAATTATGTCAAGTGATAAAAAGTCGGTATTTGATTTAAAGAATTTAAATCCAGGATTTAAATTTGAGATGGATGGTGGTGGAACTATTTGGTTGAGGGTTTGTTCTGCTGATGCATTAAAGCAGATTCAGAAACAGACAACCACCCAGAAAATTGAATACAAAAGAGTTGATGGGAAACCTCAACGGATAGTTTCCACTATCACCGATGATGAAGCTTCAAGTGAGATGATTTGGGATTATTGTATTGTTAAATGGGAAAATTTCTTTGATGCGGAAGGTAATGCAATACCATGTACTAAAGAAATGAAAATGTTACTTATGGGCAATTCTCCAAAGTTTTCAAATTTTATTATTAATGCAATAAGGGAAATTCAGCCAATAACTGAAGAGGTTATAGCAGACATAGAAAAAAACTAGTTGACTTCGTACGATGGCTTGATTTTGAAAAGCCGTCGTGCGAAGCTTGCAAAGAGATATGGAGGAGGAAAGAAGGAGAGTCTCCTTGCGACGATTGTGTTCCGGAATTATATCTTGAGAACGATGAAGCAATCAAAGTGTTTTTGGCAGTTCGAAATCAGACCATAAATGTATTTAATGGTTTGAGAGTTTTAATCTTGGGGCTTGATGTGAAAGCTCTTAAGATTGTCATGGATCTGTATGAGGTTGAGGATCAAAGAACCTGTATGGATAAAATAATGAAATTGTTTGGTTGGTGGCGAAAAGAGATAGATGACAGGAGCGAAAAAGGAAAATAATGGCAGAAACTGAATCAGTTGGCACTATATTCGCTGAAATCACTCTTGATGGTAAGAAATTTACCACTCAATTGAAAGCTATCACTCAAGAAGGAACTACAGCAGCTAAAACAATAGAGAATAATTTTTCTAATTCTGGCGTTAATGTCAAAAATGCCTTAAATTCTGTGCTTGGTGTTGCAAGACAATTAGCTCCTTGGCTTATTGCAGCATTCAGCGTTAAGCATTTAATAAATTATGCAAAAGAAGCTACTCTTTTAGCATCAAGGGTAGAAACTCTTGGTGTTGTTGTTGAACAAGTCGGTAGAAGAGCTGGTTATACTGCTTCTGAGATGCAAGCTTATGTTGAATCCGTCAAAAAGATGAATATTACAACATTGGTTGCTCAAGATTCAATAATTAAAATGGCTCAAGCTGAAATTGATCTTTCCCAAGCTGGTAAATTAGCTCGTATTGCCCAAGATGCTGCAGTTATAGGCAATATGGATTCATCTGCTGCTTTTCAAAGAATGATCAATGGTATTAGAACGGGTCAAACAGAGATTCTTAGAAATATGGGTCTCCAAGTCATGATGGATGCTGCTTATAGAAAGTATGCTACAACACTCCATAAAACAACTGAAGAATTAACCAATGAAGAAAGAATACAGGCTCGTGTTAATGCTGTAGTAGAAGAAGGAGCAAAAATACAAGGTGTATATGAAGCTTCTATGGGATCAGCTGGTAAGGTAATGAAATCTTTAGTGAGAGTTACGGAAGAGATTAAATTATCAATTGGTCAAATGTTTTCGGGTGGTTTTTCTGAAGGGGTTATGAGTGTCTATGAAGGTTTAAAAGATGTTGAAAAAGTAATGAACAAAATGAAGGAGTCTGATATTTGGAAAAAATTGGAAGTTGGCGTTACTACTTTTGCTAGAATTTTAGCAGTTGATGTAAAGATTGCTATTAGTGGAATTTGGGATATTCTTAAAGTACTTAGTCCCATGTTTATTGATGCCTTTACTGGAGCTGGTATTGCAGTTTATTATTTAGCTCAAAGTTTTACTCTTATACTTATTTCGTTAAAAGATATTGCTCTTCTTGTTGCTAATGCTGTTACCCAATTCTATCACCTTGCAAAAGTAGCGGCTAACGCTTTTATATTAATCGGTCAAATATCAACAGGGCAAATTGTAGCTGCTAAAGATACTTGGGGAATGATGGAGAAGGATTTCGATAAATTTACTGATTCTTTGAAAGCAAGTGGGGATATTGTTTATGGTTATTTTGATGAAATAGTAGATGCAGTATGGACTATGAGTGGTGATGGTAAAAAGGCGGTTGTAGAATTAACAAAAGAACAGAAAAAGCAAATGGAGGAAAATGCTCAAGCTGCAAGGAAATGGCATGAACAACAACTTGCAAATATTGAAGACCTTAAAAAAGCTAACAAAACTTTATTAGAAGATATGAAACGTAATGCTGAAGTAGAGGAAACTATTCGTAAAAGTGAATATCAAAGCAAGGAAATGAATTTTAAGCAATGGATGATAGAACAACAGAGAGGTTATGCAAATAAAGATGATTTAATAGAATCACAGTACCAAGAAGAAGTAAAGATGGCTCGACTTACTGCTGAAAATGCTAAAACGACTTTAAGAGAAAGCATTAGAATGAAGGAGATAGCAGCAGAACAAGAACTGGAAATTTTCAGAAGGACTGAAAAATTAAAAATAGATTATGAACTTGCAAAAACCGTAGCTACAACACCTGAAACTGACGTATTAGCTCTTGCTAACGCAAGAGATGCTGCAAAAAAGCAATTAGTAGTCCTTGATACAACATTAAAAGAAACAAGAAAATATGATCAAGAAAGGCTTGCTTCAGCAAAAGAATATGCTGCAGGAGCAGTAAAAATTGATGAAGCATTAAATCTTGATTTAAAAGCAGCTGGTCAAAAGAGAACTAATGCTGAGATTGAGCTTGCAGAAGAGAGGCAGAAAAAACTTGTAGAGTTAGCAATTAAAAATAATCCTTATGATCAAAAAACTACAGATCTTCAAATTGCACAGATTAAGAAGAGGGCTAAAGAAGAAGCTACTTATATGAATACAACAAATGACAAAATGAAGGTTTATATTGCTGCTCAAAAAGAAGTAAGGAAATTAATTCTTGAAACAGCTAAAGCACTTGTTGATCAAAAGGTTGCAGCTTTAGCAGCATCTGCTCCTTTTTCTGATGAATATAAAAATGCTTTAATTGAACAATCAGCTCTTGCTATCGAATTGAAAAAAGCTGAAGCTAATGAATTTTTTAATCTTGAGAAAGAAAAAAAGATAGCAGCTCTGTCAACATTTGCAGCTATGGCTCAGGCACAAGCAGATTATTATAAAAGCATAGGTGATTATGGTAAAGCCGAGAAGTTTCTTATAGAAAAGGCAAAACTCGAAGGTGAAATTCTTGAAGAGCAAGGAAGAAATCAAGTAGAGGTTGAAGAGAAAACAAACAAGCAAGTACAACAAATAAGAGATGAAACACTTGCTGCTTATGTTGATAATATTAGTAAGCAGACAGGCGAGATGTACAATATGTTTCAATCTATCGGAGCTTTGTTTGCAGAGGGAACGAAACAGAGTAAAGCTATGATGGTTGCTTCACAAGCAATGATTGTTGTTGAAAAAATGTTAGCTTTATTTACCGCCGCAAGAGCAGTCGCTCATGCAGCTTCTACTGCTAAAACTTGGTACGAAGCAATCGCTGCAATCGCGGCAGTTGCAGGAGCATTAGCGAATGTATTCTCTTCTGCTGGCATTTCATTTGGTGGTGGTGGAGGAGGTGGTTCTACACCTAAACTGCCAGAAAGTACAGTCTATGGGGCTAAAGCTGGAACTGAAAGCAAGTCAATAGAGAATGTAGCTGAAATTTTAAATGATACATATAGCATGGAATTGAACAAGTTGACTGATTTGAACAATTCCGTAAAAGCTTTAGGTGCTGGAACGGCTGATAATGCTAGCTTCTTAAGTTCAATGGCTAATGCTCAAAAGTGGTCTACCCCAGCAACTACCAATACTGGTGGTTCTGGATATGGATCATGGTCATTCACAACTTGGAACCCAGCTTGGGACCCAGAAGGAGTAGCTGCAGCTACACAAAGAGCACAACAAGAGCTAGATCTAGTATTTACTGATTTGGAAAATACATTTACAGGAGCAGCAAAAGTATTCGATGATGTTGCACTTTCAGCTAAGGCTAGTGCTTTGGACATAAGTAAATATTTTGTTGATCCTAAATGGGACCCGAAAAAAACTGGTGAAGAAAATGCAAAGGCATATGCAGATGCATTTAACAAAGCAGCTGACTTAGCAGCTCAAGATGTATTTGGATCAATGATTAATACATTTGCTAAGATAGGCGAAGGTGCTTATGAAACTGCAATGAGATTAACTGTTGACTCAGCAAAAGTTCAAAACATACTTGAAAAGACAAGTTTGTATTATGGACAATTTATAAATAGTAGTGCTGCTGGAATGGTTGAGTTTAGTGAGTCTTTAATTAAAATTGCAGGTGGCCTTGATGAACTGCAAAGCAGTTTTGAAAATTTCTATGATGCATTCATTCCAGATTATGAAAAGCAGAATTTTCTTTTGCGTGATCTTAGAGAACAATTTAAAAATATGAACCTTACACTTCCTGCAACAAGGCAAGGATATGCTAATTTGGTGAATGGTCTCAATCTTACAACTAAAGCAGGACAGGAAGCTTATGCCGCTTTACTTCAGATGTCTGGAGCAGCTGACCAATTTTATTCATATAATGAGGATTTGGAGAGCAAGAGATTATCATTGCAAGCAGAGTTAGCAGAAGCAACTGGCGATACAGCATTAGCGGAAAAGGTTTTGCAAAGACAAAGAGAGATTGAGCTTCAAGGAATGGATGAGATGACAAGATGGCTTCAGATGGAAGTGTGGGTAGCTCAGGATGCACAGAAAGCTTCTGAAGGAGCTACTGAAGCTCAGAAATCTTATGCAGAATCTTTGGGAATGACTGAAAAGCAATTGAGCCTCACAATGAGAATATTGGAATTAGAGGGTAAATCTTCCGAATTCTTAGCTATGCAAAGAGCAGCTGAATTATATGCTATGACTGATGCAGAAAAAGCTCTGCAAAATTATATTTATACCCTTGAGGATGCTGCATCAGCAGCTGAAAAAGCATCTGCTATTCAGAATGAACTCAATAACTTTATGGTGAGGTTATATCAACTTCAAGGAAATACAAATGCAGCTAATCAAATAACAAGAGCACAGGAGTTGGAAGCTGCTCTTACCGATGAAAATAGAGCTATCCTTCGACAGATATATGCTTTGGAAGATGCAAAAACTGCTGAAGAAGCGAGAAATGAAGCTTTAGCAGATGCACAAGCAGCTATAGATAAAGCTGTTGAACTTGAAAAACAGAGGAAAAATTTATCTATTGCAATATTAAGAGAACTTGGCAAAGAAGAAGAAGCTTTGAGAATGGAAAGAGCAATGGCTCTTAGCGAATTGGATGAATCTCTTCGTGCTCAACAGGAATATTTATGGTCTTTGCAAGACTATAATGCTGAAATGGAAAGGGTAAGTAATCTTCGGAATGAAAAACTTCAACTGGAAATTGAACTGCTTCAAGTTTTAGGTAGAGAACAAGAGGCAACTGCAAGACAAAGGGAATCTGAACTTGCTCAGATGGATGAAAGTTTGAGAGGGTTGCAAGTTCAGATATGGGCAGCTGAAGATGCAAAAGAAGCTATGCAGAAACTGTCTGAAGCTATGAAGGATGCTGCAGAGAGGACTAAGACTTTGGATCAAATGCTAAGGGATCTTTCAATAGGTGATCAAGCACCTGTTCAATCTCTGGAAGCTTATCAGAAAGAGTATGACAGATTATTACAAGCAGCTTCCGAGTCAGCAGATGGTTTGTCTGCATTCCAGAGTTTTGAATCACAGTATCTCAACTTTATGAAAACATTCTCCAGTAATTATGCAATGGTGGTTGAAAAGGTAAAAGATGATATCGAGTCATTATATGGGACTGGAACTACAGGATTTAGCATGGAAGATTATGCCAATGAATTAAATTCCTATTCTGTTAATTTGGATAATTATGCTTATGAATTAAGCAATTTTATAGATCTTGTGGCAAGTGGTGCTCTTGGAACAGGAGTTCTTGATTCTTATGCACATGGTATTCAATCTGTACCACAAACAGGACCTTATATGCTCCATCAAGGAGAAACAGTTGTTGGTGGAACTGGTTTTGATTCAGATAAGATAGGTAATGTTTTGGGCGGATATATAATTTCAGCTCTACAGCAAGGTTCTAGTGGTGTTGGTTCAATCCAAATAAACATTGATGGTAAAACTATTGCAGATGTATTGGTGAAGCAAAGTAAAATTAATCCAGAATACCAAAAGAGTATTCAAGCATTGAGGAATTAAACATTGGCTACTGCGAATATGTATGACTATTTAACCACGATTACTGCGGATTATAATTCAACATTGAGTATATCACCACAGGAGGTTGTTGCGGAGATGTTGGTTAAAAATCAGATTCCACATTTATTTGATGATGGGTCTGAAAGGGTAATCAGTTTGGATGATGATTGCATATTTCAAGTTCAATGTCAGTGGACTAAGGGGATAACAGCAAATGAAGCTGGGGAGATAGTTAGCTATTATGCCGATTCAAATAAAGCGAATGGTATAGTTAGGAGTTTCTATTGGACTCATCCTACTGATGGCCATGTCTATACAGTAAAGTTTAGAAGTCAGTTGCAGAGAACTATGTCGCCAGGATTAGCAACTAAGAATTATCAAGCTATTGATCAGATAACTTTGAAAGTTATAGGAAGACACACATAATGTTAAATTTGGACGCAACACAATTATCAATTTTAGCTTCTTCTAACAAAAGGGTAAGTTGGCTTATCACAGTTAGTGATGGCACTACTAGGCGTTGGTCAACTAAAGAATACTCTTATGGTGGACAGAGCTATGACAATAGGATTATTCCGGAGTCTTTTCAAGGGATAACCCTAACAAGTAGCTTTGCTGGAAGTAGATTGATATGCCCTAACCTTCTTGAGTTCCAGATAAGTGATCCAGATTCTATATTCACACCTTCAAGCTTTGTTGATCAAGCTTTGCAAGTTGATTTGGTAGTGAACAATTATATTAATGAAACCATCATAGCTACTTGGAAGTTCAATGTCACAAAATGCTATCGGATTGCAAAGGTGATTTACTTTAGTTGTGAAGACTTTCTTGCAAGGTATTTAAAAGGTCAATATCCAAATACAAAATTTCTTTCTGGTCTTAGTCCGAAAGATACAGATCAAAATGATTCTATGTGTGTTCCAATTATATTTGGGACAGCTTACATTCCTGTAAGAGCTAGAGTCATTAGTAATGTTGCCTATTATGTAATGGGGCCAGCTGGTGTTACATATACAATTACTGAATTAAGAACTCCCGCTGATTGGGGGTCTACCAGCACTTGGACTTCAGGATCATTTACTTTTACACAATCAAACCAGACTTTAGATGGAGATTCTTATCGTTGCGTTCAACCTATAATTGCAGATTCCAATAGTGATGGCGTTGCTGATGCAACAGGTATTTTTTATAGTGGATCTAAACTATCAGACCCACAATTGAAGTTTTCAAGAAGTGATACTTCTTCAATTACGAGCTATGCAGATGTAATAGAATATGTTCTTGAAAGTATGGGTGTTTCATCCTCTGATATTGATACTGGTGTTGGATCTTCTTTTGATACAGCTAAGACTACATATGCAAGTTGGGGAATAACCTGCAACGGGGGCTTTTTCTACAAACAAGACAGAGCAGCAGTTCTTAAGCAGTTGCTTATTCAATGTCATTCTGTTTTACAAGTTACAGATAAAATAGAATTGCACGTTATTTCTAAAACAAGCCAGAAAACAATAACGAGTGATGATATTAGAAAAACAGAAGAAGTCGGCGGAACAACATTACAATATAAGGAGAATTTAGAAACAATCAATGATTCTGCTTATGTATCATATTGTTCTGGTGGGCCACAAATGATAATGAATCAGTCCATTGTTGAAGCTAATGGTGCTCATACTAATATTTCAAGCGACAATTTAGTTCTTCCCCATATCAATGGTACTGT